CTAACAGAAGACAGTTTACCAGAGCCTTTAAGGGGGTTTAACCTAAGTGAAGAAGCTATACGATTTGTCAGGTCTTTGTTGTCTGTAGATCACATTGATGATAATCCACGAAACCCGAATGTGGATAATTTAAGATATACATCTGCGCGACAAAACAACTATATGAATAAACTACAAGAATTTAGTGATAAATGAAAGCAGTAATCAGCAACAGGATATATCTTGAGGTAACGCAAGAGTACAAGGACTTTCTCAGTAAAGAACTAACTTATACGATACCTACATATAATCCAAACGACCCACCTCAGGTTATAAAAACTATGGTTCGTATTCGTGCGGATCTGGTAAGTATACCTGTCGGGCGCGTGGATTTAATCCCAGAAGATTACGAAATAGTTGATAAACGTTTATTAAAGCCCGTAGATTTTCCTGATTTTAAGTTCCCTTTACGGGAAAGCCAGCAGGCCGTTTTTGATGAACTCGAAGACAATGCTATAATTAACGCATGGGTCAGTTGGGGAAAGACTTTTACAGGATTAGCAATAGCAGGGAAGCTTGGACAAAAAACACTCATAGTTACTCATACTGTACCTCTGAGAAATCAGTGGGCAAAAGAAGTAGAAAAAGTCTATGGGTTTAAGCCAAGTATTATTGGAAGTGGTAGCATGGATCTTTCGGGTCTTGTCGTTGTGGGTAATACTCAAACTCTTTACCGTAATATCGGGGCAGTACAAAAAGAGTTCGGCACAATCATCCTAGATGAAATGCACCATGTCTCGTCTCCGACGTTCTCTAAAATAATTGATAGTAATTATGCTAGATATAAGATAGGTCTATCAGGAACTATCGAAAGAAAGGACGGGAAACATGTAGTATTTCGAGATTACTTTGGAAATAAAGTCTTCAAACCCCCAAAGGAAAACTTCATGCCACCTACCGTCCATGTGTTGAACAGCGAAGTTCGATTCATGGACGGAGCCAGTACTCCATGGGCTAATAGAGTCACTGCATTAACAAATAATGATGAATATCGACACACAGTTGCTATGCTGGCTGCGGCCTACGCCGCAAAGGGGCATAAAGTGCTGGTTGTGAGCGATCGAGTCCACTTTATGAAAGCCTGCGCCGAACTAGCAGGAGAGATCGCAACTAGTGTTACAGGTGAGCTATCACATGAGGAAAGAGAAGAACGTATGTCTCTTATAACAAGTGGCGAAAAGAAGATCCTTTTCGGTACTCAAGCTATTTTTTCCGAGGGCATCTCCTTGAATAGCTTAAGTTGCCTCATTTTAGGTACACCTATTAACAACGAACCATTACTGACTCAGTTGATTGGGCGTGTCATACGAAAAGAAGAGAATAAAAGAGACCCGGTGATTATTGATATACACCTCAAGGGTAACACTGCCAGAAGACAGGCTTCTACTCGCATGGGACACTACATGAAACAGGGTTATCAAATCAAACAGCTATAAAAAAATAGTTCTTGACAACAAGGTTAAACTTTAGTATAATATATGTTCTTATTTGACTGGACGAAAATTTATGACGCGTCACAAGGTAATGTGCGCGAGGTAGTACGTATTTTCCGGATGCTTGTTCAAAAGCAGGTACCAGAGAATCGTAAAGATCCTATTTATAAATATTCGCAGAAAGACTTTTCTGGGGTGAGTTTCATGCTACACCCTGATATACTTCTATACCATTCTCATAAGTACGGCTATCGTGAAATCGCGCAGTATATTTCGCTGTGTTCTTTTCGCTCTGCTGTAGAATATATAACAACACAAGATACGACTCTAGATGCGGTATTGATACCCGGTCTAGAGCCGGAAACCATTCTAAACAAAAATAGGCTACTTTATTTAGAAGATGATAGAGTTCATTTTCTATACGAGGAAGTCCCAGACACGGAGATACATTAATGGCTATTTCATTTAATCAACAAAAAGGATCGGCACAAAAGTCGTCGATCAGCAGTTTTCAGTACACCGATGGTGATAACAAGTTTCGTCTCGTAGGAGATATTCTTGCTCGCTATGTCTACTGGATTAAAGGTGAGAACGATAAGAACATTCCTTTTGAATGTCTTTCTTTTGACCGAAACAAAGAGACTTTTAACAACTTAGATAAAGACTGGGTACGAGAATTCTATCCCGATCTTAAATGTGGCTGGAGCTACGCTACTCAGTGTATTGATGGTGGCCAGGTAAAAGTAGTAAATCTTAAGAAGAAACTGTGGGAGCAAATCATTACTGCTGCAGAAGATCTTGGTGATCCTACAGACTCTGAAACTGGCTGGGATGTATGCTTTAAGCGAGTAAAAACTGGGCCTCTTCCATACAATGTGGAATACCAGTTGCAGGCATTAAAGTGCAAGCCTCGTGCTTTAACTGAGTCTGAGCTTGCTGCTGTTGCAGATCTGAAATCTATGGATGAAGTTATGCCTCGTCCAACTCCAGATGCTCAGAAGGAGCTTCTCGACAAAATTCGTGATAATACGGGTGCGGCCGAGGAAATTGACGAAACTATTGAAGATGAGTTCAAGATTGCATGATTTTATTCACAGCAGACTGGCACATAAAACTGGGACAAAAAAATGTCCCAGTTGATTGGGCAATAAATAGATATAATACTTTCTTTGAGCAGATTCACGAAGTCTCAAATGACTGTGATATGCACATTATTGGTGGGGATCTTTTTGATCGTATACCAAGTATGGAAGAGTTATCCCTCTATTTTACATTTATAAGAAGTGTAAAGAAGCCCACTCTTATTTATGACGGTAACCACGAAGCTACGCGAAAGAACAAAACTTTTCTCTCTCAGTTAAAACAAGCAACCAGAGACATAAATCCTTTAGTACATATTGTAGATATTTCTTATATCGACAAAGACTTAGGTTTTGGCATCTTGCCCTATGCAGATCTTCATAGAAAAGATAGTATAGATTGGTTTGAAAAAAGCAAACCTCTCTTTACTCATGTACGGGGCGAGATTCCCCCTCACGTAAAACCTGAAATAGACCTAGATTTATTTAGTGATTTTCCGGTTGTATTTGCAGGGGATCTGCATGCTCATAGCAATACGCAGAGAAATATTGTATATCCAGGCAGCCCTATGACAACGTCTTTTCATAGAAAAGAAGTAGAAACAGGGTATTTACTAATCAACTCTAGTGATTGGACTTGGATGTGGGATAGATTTCACTTACCCCAGCTGTTGAGAAAAACTGTTCAAGATCCAGCAGATATGATTCCTACGGACTACCATCACACTATCTATGAAATAGAAGGTGATATACAGGAGCTCGCTGCAGTAGAGAACTCAGATTTACTGGATAAAAAAGTAATAAAACGAAATTCAGAAGCGACTCTAGTCATTGATAAAGAGATGACTTTAGAAGAAGAGCTTGTCGAGTACTTAAGATACATTCTTGAGTTGCCCGATGTACAAATTAGTAATATAATAGGGACTTATAATGATTACGCTCAAAAAGCTCAAGTGGAGTAACTGTTTTAGTTACGGTCCCGATAATGAACTGGATTTAGATGACAACACAGTAACTCAAATAATTGGTACAAACGGTATGGGGAAATCCTCCATACCGTTAATTATTGAAGAAGTTCTTTACAATAAAAACTCAAAAGGTATTAAGAAGGCAGACATACCTAATAGGTACGTTAATAAAGGATATAATATATCCTTAGAGTTTGAAAAAGACGGAAATAACTATAGCATTATAGTTGATAGAAAAACTAATATAAAAGTCAGATTAGAGAAGAATGGGGAAGATATCTCTAGTCATACTGCGACAAATACTTATAAGACCTTGCAAGAAATATTAGGTATTGACTTCAAAACCTTTTCTCAGCTTGTATATCAAAATACAAATGCAAGTTTACAATTTCTAACTGCTACAGACACTAACAGAAAAAAGTTTTTGATAGATTTGTTGCACTTAGATGCTTATGTAAATTTATTTGAAGTATTTAAAGAGGCTTCTAAAGAGTCTTCAAATGCGTTAATTGCTGTAAACTCGGAAATTACAACTATTGAAAAATGGTTGTCAAACAACAAATTGGAAAGTACTAACATACTTCCTCTGTTGGATTTAGAAATTAATACGGAAGAAGATGAGAAGTCTTTCCGTTCTTTATCAGTAGAACTTAAAAATATCTCCGAAAAAAATAAAAAAATTATACAAAATAATCAGTATAAAAATATGTTAAGTACTATTGATATTACCGAGCTTCAGTCTTTACCTACTATCGAGAAACAGTCTTACGATTCTTATCAAGAGAAGCTGGGACGAATAGAAGGCGCAAAAAGAGCTGCAAATAGCTTATTACAAAAACTCGAAAAACTAGGAGATCACTGCCCTACTTGTGAGCAGGAAGTGGATCCAGCGTTTAAACAAGAGTTAATAGACAGTGAGAATATCTTACTGTCAACTTTAGAAGAGGACAGGGCCAGAAACGAAGAAATAATAAACAATATCAAAAGAGACAACAAAGAAGTAGAACGACGAGCAAAACTGCAAAAAGACTGGGAAGAGCTATATAGAAATATTGACCCTTCTCTGCCCAAAGATATTCTGAATGAGGAAGAGTTAAAAAGTAGCTTAGAGAAAGTCTCTACTACATTAAAACAAGCTAAGGAACAGCTAAAGAAAATTGCAGAGGAAAACGAGCGTATTACTCGAGGAAATACTCGAATAGAGATCATACAAGCACAAACAGATGGTTTTATAGATAAACTAAACAGTGCTAAAAAAGTCTTAGATACAAATCAGAGTTTAAATTCTAATCTTGATATTTTAAAGAAAGCGTTTAGTACAAACGGTCTTCTTGCCTACAAGATAGAGAACTTGGTAAAAGAGTTGGAAGAACTTGCAAATACTTATTTAGCAGAGCTTTCTGATGGGCGTTTTACGCTTGAGTTTGTTGTTTCAAATGATAAATTAAATGTACAAATCACAGACAATGAGAACATAGTAGATATTTTAGCTCTTTCTTCCGGAGAGTTGGCTAGGGTGAATACAGCTACTTTGATTGCTATTCGTAAGCTAATGAGTAGTATTTCTAAGTCAAGAATTAATATTCTTTTCCTAGACGAAGTAATTAATGTACTTGATGACAGTGGTAGAGAAAAACTAGTAGAAGTATTGTTAGAAGAAGATCTTAATACTTATGTAGTTTCTCACGGATGGACACATCCTTTACTTGATAAGATAGAAGTAGTTAAGAGAGGAAATGTCAGCGGATTGGAGCAATAATGGTAGATTCTAGAGCAAAAGGTGCACGAGGAGAATATCTAGTTCGAGACATGTTAAGGGAGCACACAGGTTATCAGTTTGAACGAGTACCTAACTCTGGAGCGTTAGAATACCTGAAAGGGGATTTATATGTACCACATGAGAAGAATAGATTTTGTATAGAAGTAAAAAACTATGAAAGTTCTCCTCTGTCCGATAAAATTTTTACAGCGAGAAAAACAAATAACTTAATAAAGTGGTGGGTGAAACTAATACAACAAGCTACCGGAGGTGGTCAAGAACCTTTGTTATTCTTTAAGTATAATCGCTCACCTGTATTTGTAGTTACAAACTTACAGCCCAAAGATACTTCTGAGTGGATGTTTATACAGTTTCTAGACTGTTATATTCTGCTAGGAGAAACTTGGTTAAAAGAAGAAAAGGTGGAGTTTTTAAATGGCATTTAATTTTTCAGATAAATTAATAAATGAAAATGCAAACAGTACGCTGATAATAGATGCCCTAAACTTAGCTTTTAGGTGGAAGCATCAAGGCAGAACTGATTTTCGATATGAGTATCAAAGAACAGTTATAAGTCTAGCGCAATCTTATAATTGTAATAATATTATAATTACAGCGGACTGGGGTTCTTCAACTTATAGAAAAAATATAAGTCCTGATTATAAGCAAAATCGTAAAGATAAGTTTGCTGAACAATCGGAAGAAGAGAGAATAGCTTTCGAAGAGTTTTTCGAAGAGTACGAAGCTACGCTAGAGTTACTAGCGGAAGAACATACGATACTTAGATTTAAAGGAGTAGAGGCAGATGATCTCGCGGCTCATTTAGTAAAAGAAAAAGATGCGTATGATCTAGAACACATTTGGTTAGTTTCCAGTGATCGTGACTGGGACTTATTAATCCAAGAAAATGTTGGAAGATTTTCTTATGTGACTCGCAAAGAAGTTACATTAGATAATTGGTCTGACCACTACGAAGTTACTCCGGAACAGTATATTTCTATGAAGTGCTTGACTGGAGATAAAGGGGACAATGTAGCAGGTATTCCTGGGATTGGTCCAAAAAGAGCTGTATCTTTGATAAAAGAGTATGGAGATGCGCTGAATATTTATGACTCACTACCAATAAATAGTAGTTATAAACATATTCAAGCCCTCAATGCAAACGGTAATCAAATCTTACAGAACTATGAATTGATGGATTTAATAACGTATTGCGATGATGCAATAGGGGCTGATAATGTTTCAGCTATAAGGAGTACTTTTAATGCAGCTTAGTTATAATAGGGATAACTATCTGTCAGAGTTTAGTTTAAAAACTCTAGAAGATAGATATTTTGTAGACGGGGAGAAATCTCCTCAAGAAGCATTTGGAAGAGCTGCTAAAGCTTTTGCAGACAATGATGAACATGCGCAAAGATTATATGACTATGCTAGCAAGCTATGGTTTATGTTTTCTACGCCTATTTTATCAAATGGTGGAACAACCCGTGGATTACCCATATCTTGCTTTCTAAACTATGTTGACGATAGCAGAGAAGGTATCACTAGCCACTATACAGAAAATGCTTTTCTTTCTTCGGTCGGTGGCGGGGTCGGAGGATGTTGGACCGGGGTTCGGAGTGTAGGCTCGAAAACGAGCAATGGCTCCGAAAGTACTGGAGTTATTCCATTTTTGAAGGTTGTAGATGCAGAGATGCTTGCTTTCTCTCAGGGCGTAACACGTCGTGGAAGTTATGCAGCATATCTTGATATTTCTCATCCCGAGATTGAAGAATTTTTGGATGTAAGAAAACCGACTGGTGGAGACGTCAATCGAAAATCTACAAACCTTCACCACGGTGTAATGATTGGAGATGAT